TAGCGGTCGCCGCTGGCGTAGGTGCTACTGTAGGTGCGGCTTTTGGCCTTATAGTTGCACCCTTTTCTTGTATTTTAAGCCTTCTTTCGCGCTCTTCCATCTTTATCCGCGGAGATATTTTGCCGCTGGGATCAAGTATACAATAACAATGTCCCCCGCATACTGACCATCCCGTACCCGGCATTCCTTCATTTTCCCATTCCCTTAATTTCCTTTGCTCGCCTCCGCGGGGTGCGCAGTCAGCGCATATTTTATGTCCAGCAACAGTAACCCAGACAAATAAAGTTTCTTCATCGGGATCATAGGCTTGAAATGATCCGGCCTGCCCGGATTGGTTTATGCCTTCAACTAATGATTCTTTGATTGAATTTCTAAGTTCACCAAATACACGGCCCCCGGTAAGCATATCCGTCGCCAGCATTCCTTGCGTTGCCGTTCCTGCGATACCCGCGGCGGCCTGAGTTTGGGCCGTTTTATTAATACGGTTGGCAAAAACATCCGCATCATAGATCATTTTACCCATTGTGTTTTCGAGTAATTCCCGTACTTCCGGCGGTAATTGCTGAAGGCCAAGTAGGACTTCATTAAAATCTTCCCCGAATAACGCGACTAATTCTTGCTGTGTAGGCATTATTTTTTAAGTGACCTTACGACTTCGCGTAATGCTATCTTGACGTAATTCTTATATTTAGCCCCATTGGGCTTCATTTCTTTTGATATTCCGAACCAGTTACGTTGCGGGACGGCTTTCCCGGGGATCATTGACTTTGCGCCAGTGGTGAAACCCCCCGTTTGATTGTGATATACACCATGTTTATTAAGCATTTTTATTTTAGCAACTAAATTAGCTGGCTTTGCGGGGATCATTTGCGTAGCGCGCAATGATTTTCTCGTTTTACGCATTGTATCAAGCGGAGTAAAGCCGTGTCCACGACGATTACGAATCGGCAAGGTGCTATCTTTACTTAACCTTTTAAACGGTTTGTCGTTTATGTCTGTTTTCCTATCAATGCCCCGCTCTATGGATTCGTTTTGGTAGCGGGCCATCGTTGTTAAGCTGTTTGCAATAATGCCGTTTATAAGGGCCGCTGATTTTTTAAACGAAAAGTTACGCTTGGTTTTCATTTTTTATCCTTAAAATCACGTTTTTTGCCCCCATAATAGGAATAGGCGTGACCGTTAACCTTTAAAAGGTCGTTTAAGCTGTTTAATTGCCCTTCTACATAGATTTCTCCTAAAACCCGGCCATATTTACCAACCCCATGAGAAACGATCGAGAAACGGCCTAATTTCGGTTCACCTAACATTTTTTTTGTGAACTCTTTAGCGGCCAAGCCCTTCTTTTTTTCTTCTTTGTCCCGGGTGCGACATTCCCAAGTATCGACACCGTAAAGCCTTATGCGCTGTTTGATCCAGACATTAAAGCCTAAATCGACCATCGCGTCAACTGTGTCGCCATCAACTACTCGCAATAAACGTGCTTTGTATTCGTACATTATAACCTCATTTATGATCTAATTTTCCTTTTAAATAATTTAGCGCCTCGCTATGCGTCCGCAATTCAAAGGTTAATTTTTCTTGCCGTCTTTCGGCGTTTTCAATAGTCTTTTCATATCTGCGGTCTGCTTCGGCGTCGCTTTTGTTCCAGCGATCAAGCAGTTTTAATAAAATGCTTTCAATGTTTTCAATGTTTTCTGATTGGCCCTTGTTTTCAATTTGTAAATCGCTTAATGCCGCCGCTTGTTCATCAGCGCGCTTATTGTCAGCATCGGCCTTCGCGTCTGCGCGCTTACTTTGCCTAAAATAGCCATATACAAAGAGGCCGATAAGAACGCCAATGGCGCCGTACTCCGCATACATTTCCATCCAATCCAAACCTTATCTCCCCCCTATTCACTTATTTTTATTTTTCTTTTTCCAAGAAAGCGGATTTATGCTAATGTTTTTTTGATACCATTTAATTTCTTCTTGCATTTTATCCATCGCAACCTGTGCTTTTTCATAACGCTTATCGTCTTCCTCAATATGTCTTGATACAAGCTCTTCAATCGTTATCATCGCCGAGTCCAGTTTTTCGTCAATATTATTAACCTTGTTCTCAAAATTGGAATAGTACCATATCGCCCCGGACGCGGCACCGATAATGACGATTAGAATGTCCCAGCCAAACGGGAGTTGAATGCCCACGTTTTTCTTCAAGATAATAATATCCAGATCATAAATGTTGTTGCCATTAAAATAGCGCTCCACAGCATAGCTAACGAATCATCTCGGGTCATTTGTTCTTTTTCCCGAACTCGAAGCCGTTATTATACGACTTTATAAACTTAGGCAGGGTTTTCGCAAATTCAAGCTCGACGAAATCGAGCGCGTACTGGCGAGGGTCTTTTATAACTTCTTTTATGTCCGCTTGCGGGACTTCTACATCAAGTTCATTAAGACGCCGGAGTTTGCGTAAGTAATCGATTAAAAACCGATCGTTGTTCCCCGGTTTGTTCTGGTTCTGTTGCTTCGGCATTCGTTTCCTTATTGTTTGTTACTAACTTTTCCGCTTCTTGTTCGGTAAGATGTTTATTATACTTTAACATCAAATCCTTTTGCGTAATTAAGTTATTTGTGAGCATGAAGGTATCAAGCGCGATTTGATCCTGTGCGCTCATTGGATATTCCGGCTCGTTAAACTTAATACCCATTTCCTCCGGCAAACGTAAGCCATTAACCCCGGCGATGGTGCGCTCGACATCATACATTTCTCTTTCGTACTCTTCCCACAGTTCAACGTCGTCTTGATAATCCTCAAAGCGCTCCAAGTCTTTAATTTTTAATGCTATGCCGCTTGACGGCCGATCCGACTTGCCGTCCTCGGCAAACGTGATCCATAAATGATTATTTTGCGCGGTCAAGTCGAGAATTGCTTTTACAAGGTCAATCGCCTCGCGCACATTCGCCTGTGGGGACTTAATATCAAGCCTCGCTGGCTCGGGGATTACCATGATCTCCGACGAACCAGCCCGCACAAGTTTTTCTTCCTCATACATTCCTTCGATGACATACTGACCAAACATCTGAAACCGCATACCTAATGCCGCTTCAGTGAGCAAGATATTGATCTGTTCGTTGGCCGCGCAAAT